TAATGATATCATTCACTGCGCTCATCAGCTTTACTTCTCTAGGCCACAGTGGTCTACCCTCAGTAGTCCATTTGAATTCCTCATACTCTAGAGTAGCAGTAGGATTCTTCAGGTCATCCCCGTCGAGGATAATACTCAGTCTGATAATCATGGTTAGCTCATGAATGGAGAGGGTTCAGTCTCCGCTACTTCAGGTGCCGCGGCATTCTCTTTGAACATAGCTTTGTAATCGTTGATGTATGCCATCAACTGTGGATACAGGAACTTCTCAGGACTAATGTTATTCTTATCCTGAGTCAAGTCAAGTTCATCAGGCAGGGGCAGTGCAGTCTTAGCCCAATCATCAGCACTGTTGGTAGTGCTAGCCATATACTCCATGCCACCTGAGATTCCGGGCCGGGCATATAGATGGTAGAACTCATCAAAGTAGACTGGAATCTTAGCGGCAGGTTTCTTACCACCAGTCAACAGACTACGCTTGACAGTTTCTTTCTTTGACTTCAGGTCAGAACTCTTAGTCTCTACTACGTGGGCAGTGAGGATAACATTACACTTCAGGCCACGTAGCGCATCAAAGACTTGGGTGAGAGCACCATCTTCCATAAGAAAGTCTTCGATGCCAGCCAGCTTGACGCCGCCTATCATCTTACTCTTACGGTCTTTGTCTGCATCAGATAGTGAAGTCCCCGCCGTCATGATACTCTGAAGCATAATCATATCAGCCAGTGCAGTCAGGCTATCAATGATGATGGTATCATAGGGACAGGACTTATACATTTCCTCTAGCTTGGCAGCAAACCGAGGATAGTTACGATGATAAGTATCGAAGCTGATACGCTTTGCATATGGCTGGCGACTATGAAATAGAATGACAGGTGCCATCCGATTATCACAATCGAATACATATGTATCGCCACCCATAGCAAAGCTAGCAGCTTGGATAGTCTTACCTGCGCCGGGGTCAGACTTCAACCCCATGAAGATTCGCTTACCGATTACGACATCAGATAGTTTCACCAAGCACCTGCACTTTCAGAGTTACAATCTTAACTGTCAGGATTACTTCCTGTTTCTCAGTATCAATCTGAGATTCTACTATCCTCAATACATGAGGCTCGGCTCCATCAGGGAACCATTGGCTAGTATCACTTAGCACAAGTCTAACATTCATCGGTGTCCTCGCTTCCGCAGACTCTCCAGAGATACATACTGGTCATGCTTAGTCACTGGTCTAATCTCAAGAAAGTATCTGAGCAGATTAACTAACCACGTCAGCATCTGGTTTCTCCAAGTCTACGATACCATTGAGAACATCAAATGGATTAGCATCTTGGTCTACGCTTCTCTTAACTGGACTCCACTTCTCTCCCTTCACATACTTAGTATCCATCTTCCACTGTCTAGCATCAGGCGTGCAGTAACACAACTCTGTGAACTGACATCCACTCCACTTATCACATGAGGTGAAGTTCATAAGATACTGGTCCATGTGATAGGACAGGATGAATCTCTTAATCCATCCGATAGTATTCTGCTGCCACTCCTCTATGTTAGACAGGTTATATGAGATGACAAACCGCTTGAACCTATCCTTCGGTCCATAGCTAGTCTGGAATCCAATCTCATTCTTAACTACTGTCCTCTTATCCAATGCCCAACAGTATCCGATGAACTGATTATTCAGAGGATGTGGATTCTTACTACGAGATGTAAACTTGTGGTCTACGATAGCCTCTGGCACATTACCGCCAGCAACTTCAGTAACCAAATCAACCTTACCCTCATATACAAATACGAAATCCTCATCCTCATATATAATCTTGGAGAATCCCATCTCAACAAAGAGTGGTTCCCATCCATCAGAATTATAGTGAAGCATGTAGTCTCTGCAATTGCTTATGATATTCATGGATACAGACATATCCATTTGCAGAGTGGGAGCGACGACGGCCCCAACTTGGCAGGACTTATCTACTATCTCAGCTAGACTCAGGTCTAACTTACCCAAACGCTTGAGTCTCTTAGCTCTGTAGTATGCCTCGATGATTACATGCCCAAGACTACCCTTCTCTAATGCTTCAGCCTTTTGTGCAGGCCGGAGGTTAAGTAGATACTGGTAGCGCATCATCATATCACAGCTCTGTAGAGTATTAAGCTGTGACGCATCAATGACTATGATTTGTTTCTTGTTTTCAGGTTCGGTTTGATTAAGTTCGTTCGACATTTGTAGTCCTGTTTGTTATGTTCTTAGTAGTCAAGGCTTTCTTTAGACCAACTAGTCTAGCCCGTGAGTAATCGTTATCATACTCAGCATGGCCTATCTCTATCAGGAGATTATCACGGTGTAATCCAACACCAATCTTCTCAAACATATCCTCTATAGTTCTGAGCCGGGCCATTAGTTAGAGTCCCTTCCCTGCCTCATAGAATAGTCTATCAGCTTAGGATGTCCCGACTTTCCACAGCAGTTACAGAACACCACAGTTTCCTCTATATGTAGATAGCCAGTCCCATTAGCAGGTTCTAGATTCTCATCACCACAGAACTGACAGATAAGATGATAGGCTGTAGCCTTTTGCTTACCGTCATTGTAGAGAACCATTACCATTATTCATTCTCTCTTATATACTTCCTAACCTCATCTGATATTAGCTCAGACATATGGACTATGTAGTTACCTAGATACTCCACAAGAAACTTACATCCACATGCTATACAATGTTCTTGGATAGGAACATGCTTGCCGCAATCTGGACACTTGATTGTGTCAGGCACATACAGTATAGTATCCTTTGGTAAATCCTTAGTCAGCTTTAATTTGAATGACATCGGATTCTGAGGCAAGGGCATCGTCATCCCTTATAGATATAGGCAGATGATGACCATTATGTAGACTAGAGTTATCATTAGCAACAGCTCTGTCCACAAAGGAATTGATTTTGTTGACCGCTTCATGTAGAATCGAATCATCATAGTGTATGTAGCTCTTGTCAAAGAATTTCTGAATAGCTTCAGCCTGTTCCTTACTGAGTATCAGATAATCTAAGGCTGTCTCCGGTATCTCAGTCATGTTATTACTCCGTAGCTTTTCTTTTCTTTAATCTAATCCTCAAGTAATTAGTTTGGGGTGGAGGTTTAGGTGCAGGTTCTAGTTTTTTCTTAGCCACCGGCGCCGTGCCTAGCATACATTCTTTACTACAGAAATGATATGTGATTAGCCTCTGTAGTTTCTTAACCTTAGTAACTGTGAACCACTCACTAGTAGTAGCTGTATCCATATGCTTATGGCAACCAGCACAGACTAGTATCATCTTACTTGATAGTGATTCCCTTATTCTGCATCTCCTGCCGTGCCCATTCCTTCAGGACTTCTACATTCTTAGTATTGTTAGCCTTATCCTCACGTGAAAGATTCATGAGTTCACTAGTAGTGGAGCAACCATAGACAGGGCTGGTAATGTATTGCAGCGTTGTCATTTCCATTGGTATCTCCTGAAATAGAAAACCCCGGATACTTAGATTAAGACTGTATGAAGTCTAAGTATCCGGGTTATAGACTGAAGTAGACTGTCCACTTTATAGGACACTGTCTACTTTTGGGGACATCCCCTCATTATATTACACTGTGCTACCGGCTGAGTCAAGACAATTAGTGTCCTATTTAGTGGACACTTTTATTCTTTACTCATAGACTTTGCGTCTGCCCGGCTTGCGTTTATGGATAACTATATTATCCTGCGCCGGACTCTGCACACATGATATCTGCACACGTTCCACTGCACACTTTCCACTGCACTGGACAGACTTGGGTGGTAGTATTCTACGGAGCCGGGCCTCAATCTTAAGAACCTGATTGGCTCTATGTGCAGCAACTAATGCACCCCACCATATATCAGATATAGAATCTCCATGCCTTATCATACGGACTACTTCCCGTCCTTTAAGCATGGCATGTAATGCCCACGTATCCTGCCCGGCCCGTAGAATCTTAGTCATTAGCTATTGTCCGGCCTGTATGAGTGGATAACTTTAAGCTCTGCCCTGACAGCCACCCAGAATCTGTCATCCATATCATCTCTACACCAATACTGCATATTGAATGTGAGATACATAGCATTGGCAAAGCCAAGCCGTGCATAGAAATCTCTAGCACGCTGGATAACTGCAAGCTGTGCTATATCTCTACGCTTGAGATAATGTCGGTCGAGAGTATCTAAGACTTCTCTTGTTAGTCTCATGATTTAGAAGCACGTATCACAAGTGCAATGTGAATACTTACCAGACTTGCACCTATCACTAGCCTTATGTCTAGGTGCAAAGATATCTGATATCAATTGTCCGGCCTGAAGTTTAGGATAGTATATCTCCTGACACATCTTACAATCAGGGTCTAACTCTTTCATCTGCTCTAGACTATGGATGTATGTCTCTCGACCAGTCATCGTTTCTTCCCCATTATATCTAGCTTGAAGTAGTCTGCCACAATCTCATGAATCACCCATGAGACTGACCGTCGCTCCGACCGAGCGATAGATTCCAGGCCGTGCTTTACAGCAGGATGCATACTTGCATACCGTGGAATCCTACGGCCAGAGTTTAATCTGGGTTGGCTCTTGAGCTTCATCTATTTTCCTCACGTTAGAATCGTTACCTAATCCACAGCACATGCCGCAGACTCTCAAGTCTCTGCCGTTTCTCCTGACTATCCACTCAGCCTTGCATGGACACTCATTAGGCTGATGGTCTGAGCCGGGCCTATCACATTGACATTTCATTTGTATCCTCTAAACTCTACTGGCAATGCTCTATCTATCTTATGAGCATTATCATTGAGACTAAAGAACTCAACTGCATCCCAATTGTTAATGATTACCTCAAAGTATTTCTTAGCTGCATCTAGATACTTATCAGCCTCGACAGTATCCCCTTTCTCTTGACATAACACAGCCGAATCATGGCAGTCTCTAAACCATCCATGATAATATCTTGCTAGCGTTTTACTGAATTCCATTATTCTGATGTCCCTTTGGGCCGGAGATGATGATGCTGCTGTTTCTTAATAGTCACAGCCATCTCATCATACTGTTGAAAGTAATTCTGAAATGCTGCCTCAAGTTTAGCTTGGTTCTCATAATCAGCTAAGATAAATAACTTAACTAATTGTTTGACAAAGCTACCACCATATGTTTCCATTGCCGATAGAATCTCATGCTGCTCAGATTGGTATGCCATTATCTATCACTCCCAAAGTCTTCACGATAGCTGCCATCTCTGAACACTCTATAGCCAGAGACATACTGACCATCATCATCTGCTTCCTCAATAGGCTCATCTACATCGGCCTGAGTATAATACTCTAGAATCTCTGGCCTATATCCTGCCATCTTTTTATCGTGGCAGTCTTCACATGTATAGCACAATGGAATGCCACGTCCATCATACTGCAATTCTCTTTCTTTACCTGAGCCACATGAGCATAGCTTAGGCTCGGATTCTTTCCTAATCCACTCATCATTTCTATCATTCTCTAGAGTCGCCATTGTTTCATCCCCTTAGTAGCCAACACTTCAAAGAGTTCCTGCATTAGACCAGTCTCATTCCAAGGCTGTGCCTCTTTATTCATTCCCTTTCTAAATCTCTCACGCTTTACTTCTACTAGCTCAGTAAAGTAATCATCAATAGTTCCGGCGGCAATCTGGTATATGACATCCACATACTCAGCCGTGCTACCAAATCTAGTAAACCTAGACTCTGCCTGCTCCTCATTACCCGGATTCCATTGTCTCTCATGCATTACTGCACGATGGCAGAATTCTAAATCTATTCCCTCACCACCTGCTAGAGTGCTACAGAGCAAGACTCTTGACTTCTTATTACGGAAGTCTTGAACCACAATATCTCTCTGCTGGTCAGATAGGCTAGAGACATATCTGAGAGGCGGTATCATATCACCGTCTGTCATAAGCTCAGTGAGTTTTCTATTGATAGCCTCACCAGCATCATCGTGATGATAGAATACTACAATCTGTTCATCACTTGTAAGCAATGCCTCTGAGACTGTATCTACAGTATTATCAATCTTAGACATGGTAGTTAGATACCGCATCTTATTGATATACTCTAGTATGTTATTGAACTTCTCCCCACGATAGTATGCATCGGAGAAGTCAATCATTAACTTTCGATAGGCATTCTCTAGATTCTTATCCAAGTCACAGAATTGGAATTGCCTATTGACAGTGGGTATCTCCGGCGCCACTTCCTTTCTTTCACGCCGGATTACAATGTCCTCTGTGAGTCTGATGAATTCTTTCTCAGTTCCTTTTCTCAGACCACCATATTTTGTGGTGCCTTTCCTGTCTTTGTAGACATCCACAAATCTCCA